TTCGTATCTGCTTCCGGTAGCTTCCACATGATAGCTTCCGTTATTCGTCTTAACGCTATCTCCACAACGAATCAAACTAATTTCTTTAATTCCATTTTCTAACGATATCTTTGTGCCACAAGCAAAACATAAATGGTTATCCTGACCAGGGTTCTCATCTTTTCTAGCTTCATCTTTCCACATCAAATTCATCATTTCTAACTCAATGGCTGTGGCATCCGAGGGACTTTCTGGATCACGGCAAATCATTATCTTCTCTGTCTGTAAATCAGCATTCACAAGGTCGATGTATGCTCGTTTTTCTGTCTTATTGGCTGGCTCAATATTAAGCGCAAAACGAAGGTTTAATTCCTCCACAATGGCTTTTCCTAAGCCCCCAGCATCCGCAACCACTGCCATTGGTGCAAATTGCACCACAAGTTCAGAAAGCATCTCACCAAGTTCCGTTACACTTTGTTTCGACTTTTTAAACTGATAAACACAGTACAAAACATTCGATTCTTTCGAGTTAAATGCCCCTATTGTGATCGCATTACAGTCAATAAAACCAAGGTCAACCCCAATAATGTAAATGGGTTCGTAAAGAGGACACTTACCAATGTATGCATTCCTGGATGTGTATTTGTACACAGACTTGTCGTTATCTCGCACAAATTGTCCAAAATATTCTCGTTGAACATATGCACAGTCTTCAGTTAAATTATTATCAGTTAGATAAGATTGTAACCAATTTTTTGCGTTAGGTAAATGAGGGTTCTGCAAAAAGGTCCAGTGATGCTTTGACCAGGCTTTGGAATGGGCACACTTGTAGAAATAATGCACAAAATTATCTGACGGAGAACCAATCAAAACACAAGTACCGTCACGATCAACCAGGGCCGGAGTCACAATCTCCTTTACGAGCATCTCAAGATGTTCACGATATGAAGCCGCTTCATCAAAAACAACCAAAGACCACGGCGAACCGCGCAAGGTTTCTGACACATTCAAATTATTGGCACCTGCAAGTTTTATCATTGATCCATTTGGAAAGACCGCTGTCAAAGAAGCCTCTTTAAATTGAATATTCAGACTGAACTTTTTGTTTATTTCCTTCATCTGGTGCCAAATAATACGTTCTGCAGACTCTCTTGTAAGCGCAATATATGCACACAGTGAGCGAGGCCTTCTGAAGCTTTCAAGCATCAAATAAAAGATGATTGAAAAAGTCTTACCAGAACGGCGACCACATACCGCAATTTTGAATTTAGATTGGTCGAAAACAAAGGAGCGTTGTTGGTCAAAAAGTGTTTTTTCAGAAGTGACAAGGAAGTTTTTGTATGTATCGTTTCTTACTTTGCGATTGATAATCGCTTGACGTAACCTATCTGTATATTGCATATCTGCCTAAAATATTAATATTTTATATGTACCATCATAAGTTGCTGTGATTTTTAAAAGTGGTGAACCAGAATAATCAATCGTAATTGGATGAGTGGCATCCTGGTTAAGTACTAAAACATTTGAGCCAACGGAAATAGCAACCGTTTGCGCAATCGAAGCTTTTAAGTCCAATTGCACTATGTATGCTTTGGCAAAGATATCTTTTTCCAAAGTGGAGGAAAGGGCATCCTGAACCCGGTTCAGCTCAGAATTTTGTGAATAAATTCGTGTAAACTTCATCGAACTATTCCTATGTTTCCATAGGTTCCGTTGACGTTATATACATCCGTTACGCTGTCAGGCTGTGTATCTCTTGTTCCCATAGAAATTCGTATGCGTTCTATTGTCTCCTGTTTTTCTCTAACGTAGGAAGACACATCAGATTCTTCTTTTTGCAAGATCTGAATACTAGTATCTAAAATTATATAGTCATTAAATATAGGAAGAATAGAAACAAGTCTGTCAGTTTCTGTTGTTGGATCGCTCACAACTCGGGTCAAAGTTTTAGCTTGTGGATAATACCAAAGCTGAACATGATGGCCCTGTTGAGGCAATGGGATGAACTTAATAAATTCACCCAAAATGCGATATCTCAATGGGCTATTTGTCAAAACTGGTGCCCAAGTCGTTGTCGAGTACATGTTTCTTTCAGTAAAATTAAACTTTGTAAGAGAAATTTTTCTAAAAGCGTCCAAGTACAAGTCAACGCCAGCGATTTTGTAAAAATCCGTTGGTAATAGATAGGAATCTTGACCAGAAACGATGTCAAAGTCATAAGTAGTGACAACATAATCCTCAAAAGTCTGAATTAAAAAGTCATATAGTTCAGTATTCGAGCGATTCATAAGCCTAACGATCTCATCATCCGTAACGAAATTGGAATGCTCCATGTTTGTACGTTCTCGAATTGACCTGATTAAGTCTGTCACTAATTCAACTGTCATCCTTCTGATCCTTCCACTACCTGCCCAGCTTCTTGAGCTGGTTCACCAAGTTGTTCATCCACTTCCTCATGAAGGGTAGTATAAGCGACAAGAGCGCCTTTTGCATCCCCAGCTTTAATGCAGCGAATGAATTCTTTCATGGCAATGTCTGCGGCGGAAGCATCGCTGCCTTCTGCTTCTTCATTGTCACCAGAAACAACCTGTCCAGCTGTCTCTGTCTTTGGCTTATAACCTGCAATGATGGCCATTACGCCTTCTTTTTTACGGTTAAGCATTATTCACCACCTAGAGTCTGTCCCGAGCGTCTTAAGATTAAAATTCCCTGCAACACAGAAAGATCCGCTGGATCTGTCGCTGCGCCAGAGTTGTTGTAACACTGGAATTGTAGCGCTGTGCCAGCTGCAACTCGTGTTTGATAATCAGCGTTCACAAGCTCAACTGAACCAATGCCTGAAAAAGTCTCTGAGACTAAGCTAGCCGATTCGTAAAGCATCAAAGCATATTTATCTTGTAAAACTACATCATACTTACCTGTCGCAGAACGAGTGATCGAAGAAACACCAGCTCCACGAAAAGAAGACACTGCGCCAGTAGCGCCGATCGTTACATTGAAATTAATGAAAACCATATCTATATGGAGGCTCATTAAGTTTCTATTAAAACTTCTATCTGCCATGTTTATTCTCCATTTAATGGGGCTTTAAACCCCACTGTGTTAAGCGATTTTGATGCGGCCAGAGAATGCGGGGGCTTTACAAGTTAAGTTTGCATAGCTGAAGCATTGACCAGATTGGCTGTCTGAAGAACCATCACGGAGAGTTTGGAGTCCATCGCCATCGAATAGCTCAACAACTTTGCCTAAAGACCAAAGTTCCCATGTATCAAATTGCAACATGAACGCTTCGCCTGTTGGACAATCTTGATCAGAGAATACTTTAACCAAAGCATTGCCAAGTTGAACTTGGAGCGCTTGGAAGCCATAGGTCGCTTCTTTGCCCATGTTAATGTCAACCCAGATAGCCTTGGTGCCAATAGCAATTTGGAATCGGTTGAAGTCAGTGGGGTTAAGAAAGCAGTGTGTAGGAGTTCCACCAAAACGAGTGATTCCAGTTACGCCGCCAATAAGAGCTTCTTCGATTGGAAGAGCTGATAAATCTTTGTAGAAACCAGCAAGACGTTGACGATCTGCAAAGCGGTTAACACCAAAGAAAGAGTCACCAGAAGATGCAACGGTTGCAGGTAGCCATGCCTGGAGACCAGCGATTTTTGTTCCATAGTCGCCTTGTCCAACGATGTAAACACCAGCTGTAAAGCCCGAAGCTGTTGCTGTTGCTGCAGCGCCGCCTTGTGTTGCTGATACTTGAAACGTAGCAAGATCTCGGTCGATAGAAATAACATAGTAAACTGTTCCAGGAGTGCCACCAGTTACGGAAGCAACTGGCTGAATAGCTTGGCCAACTTCAAGAGCAACGATATCATCTGCTTTCGTTAAGCTGATAGTTGTGCTTGCGCCGGATTGAGCCGCTGCAATTTGAGCAATACATCCAGATCCATCACGGTATAAAGATAACGAGATATCGCGGGATAAAACGTTCAATGCGCCGTCAATTTCTGTCTTGAGAGCTTCGAGAACTGCGCCTTCGTTGTTCTGCGATGCTTTGATAACTTGGTTATCAACGGAGAACATAGAATAGTTAGCAACTCGAGTAATGAAGAACGCTGCAAGTTTGCTGTTTGTCTTGTTAGAAACTGCGTTAGCAAAGTTTGCAGATCGGCCATTGGGGTTACCGTAAATCATAGGAAGCTTTTTGTTTTCTCCATAAAAGCCTTCCATTTTTTTAAGCATAGCCATAAATGGGCGATTTTTAAAAACAGTGTTAGCGATAGAGCCATCCGTGTATAATGTTTTTAGTGCGGGTGCAAAATTCTGTAAATTCAAAGTCATGATATACCTCTTTTATTGTTTATAACCCATGGCATCCCTAAGCTGTTTCTTTGCTAAATCCATCCGCTCGCTGTCACTCATTGACTCCAATGACTTTGAGGGCTGACTGCTAGAAACAAATGAGGGCTTAGAAAGAGTCGGTGGGTTTGGTTTCCCGATTTCTTTCCGCACAAAATCCCTTTGACTTTCTGGTATATGACTTAAATCTTCATCTCGTTTAGTAAGTCTCTTTTGAAGCTTCTTCAGGGTAGCAATCTTTTCCAATTCACTCTCGAAATGATTCTCTAATTCCTGGGCCGCTTGGTCAAAAGTAAGTTCGATTTTCTGCTCATCCCAAACACCTTTGATGATTTCAAAGACTTCATCGTAAGCTTGATTATGATGTACAAGCTCATACTTATCCTTATTTGTCTCAACGTGTTCCTTGATCTTATTTTTAAATAGTTGGATACGTTCTGTCAATAGAGCATCTTGCTTCTTTTTTTCTTCTTCTTCTCTTGCTCGCTTATCCGCCTCTATTTTTGACTCTAATTCTTTAAACCTTCGCTCATGTGGATCCTGACCTTTTAGAATCTTTTCTGTGAGTTTTTCATAGTCATAACCATATTGGCTCAAAATTGATAAAATATCATCATCCTGCGCAAACTGGTCCAAAGTGTCTAGCTTACTTAATTTCGTTTTGTACTCTGATAGCTCTCGGTCTTTTTTTGCTTGTTCTTCTTTAAATGCTTTCATTGCCCTTTGATAGTCAATAAAAGTTTCTTTACTTTCTGTAACTGGAGCGCCTTGCTGTTGTGGTGCTTCGGCTATCTGTGAGGAAGTTTCAGAAGGCGCATTAGTTGTATCCATAGTTTACTCCATAATTTAAATTACCGTGTAATAACGTGACAATTCTTTGACATTAATAAGGGACATTCATGCTAACATTTGTCGGTGCTTGGCCTTGCTGCATAACTTGCGGCGCCGGCGTTTGCATTGCCTGACTCTGTTGCATCTGTTGCTGCATTGCTGCCAAATAAGCTTCACAGGAAGCAATATAGGTTCGCAAAACGTTTAGGGTCTGAGGGTCGCAATCATTGGCTTTCATCTCAAGGTAGCACATATGCGCTATCTGATAAGCAAGCTCTGGATTGTCTAAAGCATCAAGCTGCTCTGGAACTCCTGACTCAATCATTCGGTCAATGGCACAATCAATCGAATTTTTGATGGCCAGTTTTTTCGAAAGGTATGATTCAAGGTCGGGCATATCCATCAACTCGATAGCGTCATCATTCGAGATTTTCCCAGTGTCCACAAGATTGTTGATGTACTCTAAACGGGCTTCTGGAGTGTTAGGAAGTGACGAAACAGGGAATAATGATAGGAAGTATTTATCTTTTTCGATATTAATTTCAGACCACTTTATTCGCTTATTTCCACGTTTCTTGTCTTGCATGACAATTTCAAAGTCTGGGTTTTTA